ATCGATTGCTCAATACTTCACACGATCTATTACAGCTACAGATATGCTCATGCAGACAGACCCCGTTGCGCTCAGTCTAGCAACCGCCTATGTGGATAGCCGTAAAGAAACTTCTATCCGCATTGAAACTATCACCCTAGATTTAATGACTCCATCATATTCAGCAGGCATTACAGCAGCTCTCAGCCTTGACTTTTTTAACACAGTAGACATCACCAATGAGCAACCTGGTGGATCGACTATCCAGAAGAAGCTGCAAGTGCAGGGAATTGCTCACAACATCACCCCTAATACTTGGACAACCACAATCGCTACGCAAGAACCTTTACTCGATGTTATGTACTAGAATTGACCCTATGAAAGAGGTGTGCTAATGGCAACAGGCTGGCCAATGAAAGTTTCGTACGCGGATGGAGATGTCTATTCCGCATCGGATGTCAATGATATTACTGGCACGATTAACCTTCTTGGTTCAAGCGTTGCTTATACTGCTGGTAAAAATAATTTGCTTAACTCTTCAATGGCAATTTGGCAGCGTGGAACCTCAATAGCCGTTAACGGTGGCAGCAATTCTTATGTGGCTGACCGTTGGGCAATTCAGACTGCAACGGCTAGCGTTAATACAACAACAAGCCGACAAACAACAGGCGACACAACAAATCTGCCTTTTATTCAGTATTGTGCAAGAGTTCAGCGTAACAGTGGCGTGACTGCCAATGGATTTATCTCTATTCAGCAATCTTTGGAAACTTCTAGCAGCGCAATTTTGGCTGGCAGAGCAGTAACGTTGAGTTTTTATGCTCGAAAGGGTGCTAACTTTTCAGATGCGTCAAGCCAATTAGGTGTTCAGTTAAAAACTGGCACAGGCACAGACCAAAACATCAACAGTTATACAGGATCAGCAACCCCAATTAACAGCACAGCAACCATTACGGCAACGTGGCAACGTTTTACTTTTGCTGGAACTGTTGCATCAACCGCAACAGAAGTTGGCGTAAATATTTATTATTTAACTACTGGAACTGCTGGCACAAATGACTACTTTGAAATAACTGGAGTGCAGTTAGAAGTGGGAACAGCCACAGCCTTCCAAACTGCAACAGGAACTATTCAAGGTGAACTGGCGGCTTGCCAAAGGTATTATGAAAAATCCTATGCACAAGGAACTAACATTGGTACTGCCACTACAACAGGAATAAGTGGAAACGCATCAGGAGCAGATACAACGGGTTATGTAGCGCCTATTACTACTTTTAAGGTAACAAAAAGAAATACTCCTTCTGTAACTGTTTATGATACAGCAGGAACTATAAACAAAGTAAGTTCTTTTAACACAGCAGGAACTTTAACTGCTGGTAAAACAGGAAGTTTAGACCCAATTTCTGATACTGGATTTAGAATTTACGAAACAGGCACAAGCAAAAACGGGTTGTTCTATCACTATGTAGCAAGTTCGGAGTTGTAATATGGAAATCACTTATCAAATCTTAGAAAACGGTTACATTTTAAGTTCAGATGGTTGGGTAATTCCTAATGACCCTGCAAACTCTGATTATCAGGCATATCTAAAGAGTCTTGATGAAGCCGCTTCTCTGTAAAGCAGGGCAACAACTTCGTGAGCAGATTGATGATTCCTTTCCTGACCGCGATAGAAAGTCTGATGGCTGGATAGGCGATGCCGCACACGCCAATCGTAAGAGTGACCACAATCCCGATCCGTCTAACGGATTCGTCAGGGCTATTGATGTGGATAAGGACTTCGACTCACGCCCCAGCACAGGTGCTTATCTTGCCGACCAAATACGCCTATGCGCCAAAGCAGGTGAGAAGAGAATTTCTTACATCATCTATGCAGGCAAGATCGCTTCCTCTAAGAAATCTTGGCGTTGGCGTCCTTATGATGGGATTAACCGCCACGATCATCACATCCATATTTCATTCACTAAAGAAGGCGATCAGAATGGTCGCTGGTTCGACATCCCGATGCTAGGAGCAACAACAAATGAAAGACCTTAAAACAGCAGCAGGCTCATGGGCTAGAGCATTCTTAGTAGCAGTACTAACACTTGCAGCAGCTGGTGTGACAGAGCCAAAGGCATTACTTGCTGCCGGACTTTCATCATGCTTGCCACCAGTTATTCGTTGGTTAAATCCTAACGACTCAGGTTTAGGCATTCAGAAGTAATGACTGCCCTTAACTGGGCGGCTCTCGCAGTTGCAGGCATCTCAATCGTTACTGGCTTTGTCGGATCAATCCGCTGGCTAGTAAAGCATTACTTAAATGAACTAAAACCAAATGGTGGTTCATCGATGAACGATAGATTGAATCGACTTGAAGGGCGTGTCGAAACAATAATAACTCTTCTGGAGAGGTGACACTTATCTCATGGCAAGAAAAGCAACTAAGAAGCTTGTGGATGAAGGCTATTCCAAGTTAGATGCGTGGGCTATCGGAGTGCATGAAATGTATCGTGCATTACGCCGCGCAGGCTTCGATGTTGATTTGGCACTTGCCATAATTGTAGAGAAGCAGGCTTATCCTGAATGGATACTTCCATCGCCTATCAACCCAAATATCCCAGAGCCAGACTGGTATGACGATGAGGATGAATGAAAAGAACTGTAGTAGTTCCAGACTTACAAGTTCCCTATCACGATCCAGTTGCTGTAAAAAATGTTGCAAGTTTTATTAAGACTTACCGCCCCGATTCTGTTGTTACACTTGGAGATGAAATCGATCTCCCACAAATATCCCGATGGACAGAGAACACACCAGGGTGGTACGAGCAGACACTAGCTGCTGATAGAGATGAAGCAGTAGAGGTTCTCTGGTCATTAGTCGAGCATGCTAAAGAAGCTCATATGATTCGTAGCAATCACACAGACAGACTTTACAATGTAACGATGAAGAAGATTCCTGCATTCTTGGCATTACCAGAGTTGCGCTTCGAGAAGTTTATGAAACTCGATGAACTAGGAATTACCTACCACAAGAAGCCTTACGCCATTGCTAAGGGCATTGTGGCAGTTCATGGCGATGAAGGTAGCGTAAAGCCTACACCTGGTCTTACAGCCCTTGACGCGGCTCGTAGGCAGGGCATTAGCGTTATATGTGGACACACTCACAGGGCAGGTCAATCGGCCTTTACAGAGGCTTCTGGAGGCCGTATAGGCCGTATCCTGCGTGGGTGGGAAGCAGGGCATCTTATGGATGTCAGGCAGGCTCATTACACTAAAGGCACGATGAACTGGCAGCAAGCCTTTATTATCATCGAGGAGATTGGCACAAATGTGCAGGTCAGCATCATTAACCTTGAAAAGGATGGCACCTTTATTGTGGCAGGCAAACGCTATGGACGATCTCGATAACGATATTGAGCGTGATGTAGATACGCACATGGATGACTCAGAATTGTTACCATTTCGTTATCAAAATCAACCAGGTAAATCACACTAGCTGTGTCACACTCTTCTGGTAAGCAAGGGCTGCTTACAAGAAAGGGCAATAATGATTTGGATACAGGCACTAGGAATCATTGGGGTCATGTTCGCTACTAGTTTCATCTGGTACTGGACTGGCCATAAAGATGGAGTTCGAGAAGGTTATACACGCGGTCGCTCAATCTCTCGACAAGAATTCTGGAAAGAATAAATGAGAGCGACAGAGGCACTCATCAATGCAATCGACATCATGCAAGATCGTGGCAAGGTCTACGGTCATCCGAAAATTAACCAGGGTAGGATATCTGCAAGGTTATCCAATCTATTTGATTTCCCAATCACAGACGCTCAAGCTGCACTTGCAATGGTCGAAGTCAAGCTCTCACGCATCCAAGAATCGCCAAGCCACACAGATTCTTACATTGACGCAATAGCGTATTTAGCAATAGCAGTACAACTACAAACGGAAGAAGATGAGTTATATGTTTAACTTGCAAGATTATGAAACATGTGAAGTAAGACTCGATAAGTGGTGGAAGGACAATCCAGATGGTCGCGTGGCTACAGAACTCATTTCGTTCCAAAATGGACAATATATTGTTCAAGCATACTTATATAGGACTTTTGCAGATA